GCCACCGGCCACTGTGAAAGTGATCACGTTTGCGCTATTTCGGTTGACATCGATCAGACCTGCCTCGTCATAATTCTTTTGATTCCACGTCGCCAGCGTCTTGTCTGCAGTGAACGCGCCCGCGAGGGTCGCCGTATAAATGCCAACATCGCTGCGCGCCCACACCACCGTCCCGCCAAGCGTGTTCTCCAACACGGTCGCCACAGGTGCATTCGTGCTCGTCTGCGCAAGTATTGCCGTGTAAACTTTGTATCGGTGAGGCGTCGCCGCGCTCGGGGTGCCCTCGTCGCCGCTCTGCGCGTCGCGGCGCACTTTCACGGGGATCAGGATCGAATACACCAGCCCATCGCTCCCGTGTGTGATCTCGAGGTCAAGGATCACGTTCTTCGTCTCGCTGCTCGTGCCGAAGGCCTCAATCAGCTCCTCCGTGTTGAGGTCGAGCAACACATCGTAAACGAAGGGCGCCCCGTTGCTGGGCCCAATGCCCACCTCGGTGAAGTCCTCGGCAGCCGCGGAGAAAAGCAGATCGGACGCATCCAGCGCGCCCTTGATCTTGGCGCCGATCGTCATCGCCTCCTCTTCGAACCGCTTGGCCGTGATCGTCTCCAGGTCGTCCGGGTCGGCAGACGCGAAGCGGAAGCGCCCATTAACAATGTCTCTCAGGGTCAGAACGGGGACTTCGCCCCGGCTCGCATCGGTCGCGCTCTTCATCACCGGGTTGGCTGCGGCCTTCGGGTGCACGTTGATGAATAGTTCAATCGTCGGAATCGTTGTGCTCATGTGTTTTTAGGTTGGAGTGAAAATCAGTAGCTCGGAAACTCGCTCAAATCCGCCGTGGTGAGGGTGTAACCCGTTGAAATCCCCGCTAGTGCGTCCACAGCTGCAATGGCCGCGTTTACTTCATCGAGATAGGCAGTTATGAAATTGCCTATTCCCCCACCGAGGAACGCATTGAACCCCACCCAGGTCGTTAGAAGAACCACCGCATTTCCCACCACCAGGAAAGCCGGACACCCAGAGTCGCCAGCCTGCAGAAACTCGAAAAACTCCGTCATTATGCCAAACGGCACTCTGCGGAAGCTCGCGGAATCTGGCTCAAGCCTCACCACTGAGGCAGGAAATGCCTTGCGCTCCTTTTCGGTGCACAAGGCTATGAGTTCGCCGGGGTGGGGCACATATTCCTCCCAATCCGCCGGCAGCACTTGAGCGCGCGCAATCGTATCGGGAAGCTCGGCTGACAATGCACCGATGGAAAAATCGGTGCCCACCGCGTTGAACTTTGCCAAGAGTGTGCGCTCCACAACCACGTTGCCGAGAGTCACGAAGCGGATCGTTGAGCCGACTGAAAACGAAGCATGGTTTGCCATGATCACGTGCCGGCCTGTGATGCATGTTGCAGCCCATATGCCCCCTCCAAACGCAGAATTGTATGGAGCCACGCCACTGAGATCGATCCCGGCAGCCCAACAACCGACGTTTCGCACGTAGGTCGATCCCGCATGGTTTTGCGTGCTGAATATCGGCATCGACTCCGCAGGCGTTGTGCCAAGCATCCGCTCCGTGAAATCGCGCCTTATGCTCTGCGCCAGAGTCAACGCCCCTCCCGGCCCGCGCCGTTGGAACATCTCAGCCGACAAAGCCGGCCGCTCCACCGCTCCGGATGATTCTGAGGTTTTGAATCTTTGAACCATCTTCATTCGCTGTTATCCGGAGTCACGGTCACGACTGTTTCAAAAGGCGTGGAGCGCCGCCCTTCCGGGTCCGTCAGTTCGACATCCAAGAAATAAGGTCGAGGGACGATCAGCGAGGTGGCCTCCGAATCCACCTCCCAATCGAATTGACCGTTACCCGGAACGCCGGCCTCCTGCAGCACGGCCTCCGCGCTCCGCTTTGGGCGCATCGTAACCCGCGCGCTCCAGCCCGTGAGATCGGACACCGCCTGCCCGGTCACATCCACAATTTTGGAGAGACTAAACGTCCACGTGTCGCCCTGCCGGAGCTTGTCAATGCCGTTCATATGTTTCATGCCAGCGCGAAATTCCTGAATCCCGCCCAACACCTCTCGTGCGCCCATTGAAGCGCGTTCACGGGCGCCCCGGTGATCTCCGGCGTCCTTTGCTCAAACAAGTGCGCTGCCAGAAACAGGATGCCGCTCTTGATCAAAGAGGGCACATCATCCGGCGTGTCTCCATATCCTGCCGTGTAGATCACCTGTATCGGTTCGGGATTCTCGTCCTCCACGGCGGGCAGTTCGGCGGAAGCCTTGAATATCAGGCGCGGAGAGTCTCCGGTGAGTGCGACGACATATGACGCCTCATCGAGATCCATGTCCGCCTGTCCGTCTGCGTCGACATACTTGATCCCGGCAGCCGCTTGCGCCGGGGTGCGCGGAAGCCTCAGAACACGATCACACGGCCACTCGGAAAGCGTTAGCGTGATCTCCTGCGTGATCAATGCCCGGCCCGTGAACATCTGCGCCTCTTCGACTGCGGCTTCAATGCAGCGCTGCAACAGCATGTCCTCTGCATTGTCGATAAGCCGAAGGTGTGCGCGTGCTTCCTCCAGAGAAACCGCTGTCACCGCGGGGGCGCCGCTCACTGTAATGCTTCGCATCATGCCCGCACCTTCCGTTTGCGCTTCGCGGGTGCCTCAGGCGTCTCCACCTCCGGCGCTGCCGACGCCGTCTCCGTCGTCCCGTCGTCCCGTGGTCCGTGGTCCGTGGTCTCGTCCTTCAGGTAGATCGCCCGGTGCGCCTGCACCAGCTCGTCAGCGTCCGCCGGCGCGAGGTCGTGGATCTGCCCCACCATGCACAGCTTGCCCCGGCAGAAGGTCTGCGAAACGATCCTCACGCGCTTTTTTCCGTTGCTCATGGTAGGTTTGTTTGGGTCGAAAAATTCCAGCTCCAGCCCCTGCACGTCGCAGGCCTTGATGAATTCGTTGCGGATCTCGTTGTAGTCCGTCGCGTGGTCGGCCCGCAGTCGCGTGTGCCAGCCCTTGGCCGAATGCTGCCCGCCGCCATCGATCCCCACGCAGACGATGCGCTGCACGCCCATGATCCGAAGGATCTGCCCCACGCTGCCCAGCGTGCCCCGGCGGATAGCCAGGCCGCGCGCCGCCGCTTCCGCCGGATCCCAGCGAAGCCGGTCGTTGTCTCCCTTGTCCTCATACCACACTCGCTCACAGGCGACCGGGCACTTCTTGGCGTGGATGTCGTGCCACAGCCGCACAGGCTGGAAAAGCACCTGCCCAGGCCGGTAAACATGCGCCCAATCCGCCACGCTGTCGTTGGCGAAGCCGTAGAGGCATCCGGGCACTTCCTTGACGACATCGTTGATCGCCACACGCAGCGGCCCAGCCGTCGCCATGTCGAAACGGTCGAGCGTGGGCCCCTTGCCAAACAGCCAAGCAGTTGCGCCGGCGTGTGCATAAAGGAAGTCTTTGAGCGTGCGTTCCATCCGGGTCGCGGGTTTCTGAGGAGCCCCCGCCCACGTGGGCAGGGGCTCGGAGAAACTCGCGCCAGGCTTAGGCCGTGAGCGCGTCGAGCATGGCCGCGAAGCTCACCGGCCGGAGCACGCCGCCATCGTAGTAGACTTGCGCCACGAGGGTGCGCTGGCCGGCGATCGCGAGCGCCTTGTCGCGCACGATCTCCAGCGAGAGGCCGCCCCAGTAGCCGATCACGTAGTCGTTCACGTTGCCGAAGAAGATCGCGCTCGAGAGCGACTGATTTCCCTTCGTCAGCGTCGAACTGATCGCGTTCGTCCAGAGCGGCACATAGCCGTTGAGCAGGTTGCCGTAGCGCTCATCGAGGATCGTGTAGGAGTCCGTCGAGGAGATCTTGGCCGTCTGCTTGAGCTTCGCGCGCACCTTGCTGTTGCTCATGTAGTGCAGGGCGCCGATCGCCGCGTTGTCCACGTCGACCTCGCGCTCCAGCCCCACGATGTCCGCCCAATCCGGCGCCGCGCCGTTCGTGCCGCCGGCCACAGAGCCGATGCCGGAGGTCGCCGCGATGCCGGTCGCCTCGCTCGTGCCGTTGCCGTGGAAGAAAGCCTTCTCCTGCACCGCGAGCATCTGCCGCGTGAGAGCCGAGCGGAGGAAAGCCTCCAGCGCCGGCGCGCTCTGCACGAGCAGCTGGTCGGAAATGTCGATATGAGCCGGAAGCCGCTTGGGGCTCAGCGAGAGCAGCGGGATCGTCGGCGTGAGTTCGTCGGAACTCTCGTTCTCCGTTTTCTTGGTCGGGTCGCTCGCCTTCGAATAGCGCGGCAGCCCGAGGTTTCCGATCAGGCCCTCGAGCACCATGGCGCCGTTCTGGCGGAGGATCGAGCCGTTATAGAAGTCGTCCGCCAGGCCGATCTTCTGCGTCGAGACGAGGTTGCCGCCGTATTGCGTGGTTGTGCCACCGGTCACGCTCATGTCGCGGCGCTCCGGCGTGGCGGGACTGCGGCGCACGAGGATCCGCGGGAGCGTCACGCCGGAGGTCTCGATGCGAGCCTCGCGCGCCTCGCGCTCGCCCTCCGCCACCAGCTCGGCCTCCACACCGTCGAGAGACGAAGGCTGGCCGCGGAACACGCGGTCCATGTGCCGGATCAGCCGTGAGAGGCTGAAGCGGTCGATCGTCTGCTCCTCGCTCACCGAGAGGCTCGGGGCGGTCATGCCCTCGAGAGCCATCTGCCGGGCCTCGGTCATCAGGCTTTGCGAAATCTGGTCGGCCTCGTCCTGCAGGCCGTTCACCTTCGCCTGTTCGTCGGCGGTCAGTTCGCGCTTGGTTTCGGTCGCCAGTTTGACGATGGCGGATGCTTCCTTGAGCTTCGCGCCACGCTTCTCGTTCAGTTCCTTGAGTCGATTGCTCATGCTTTTTCCTCTTTGAATTCGGGAGCGTTCAGCGAAGACCCAGGCGCCTCTCCCAATAATCGCGCGCGGGTGTAGGTGTTGCCGCCGGCCTCTCAAGGCCTTGGCGAAAGATGTCGTGCGAGCGCACCGCCAGCGTCGTGTCCGGGTAGGCCGGATACACCACGGCGGACACTTCCAGGAGGTCCACGTCCGTGAGGGTGCGCAGGTCGCGGTCCTTGAGTTCCTGCCACTTCTCCGCTACGGCCCTGAAACCAAAGCTCATCGCATCCACCACGCCGGCCCGGATGTTCTCCAGGAGATCGCGGGCCACCGTCGTCCGCGGCAGGTCGATCTCCACCTTCAGCCCTCGCTCATCCTCGGAAAGCCGCAGGCTCTTCGGCGCGCGCGCGATCGGCTGTTGCGTGTCGTGCGCCCAAAATGCCATTACGTCCGGCTGCTCGCGCAGCGATCGGCCGAAGGCCCCCGGCGAGATCCGCTCCACCCAAGGGCCCTTGCTGCTGCGGAATTCCACGGAATCGCTGTTGAAAACAGCCGCGTAGCCCGTGAGCGTGGCAATGTGAGTGGAGCCCTCGCCGGCCTCGCGGATCTCCAGCCCGCGCAGCGCGCGGGTCTCATGCGTCGAAAGTTGTTCGCGGGTTTCCATGGTCATTCCTCCGCGGGCGCATTCGCCGGCACCGGCCGCGGCACCATGCCCGCCGGGGTCATGTTCGCCGGGTGCAGATAGATCCCGCCCTGCGCGTCGGGCAGGTCGTCCATCTCCTCGAGGCGCCGGATGTCGTTGGCGTTCAGCCAGCCCCACTGCCGGCCCACCGCATAGGCGTCATACCGCGCCTTCTGGTCGCCGCGCAGCAGCCCATCCAGGCTCAGCCGCACGTAGAAACCAGCCGCCAACTGCTCCTCGGTGAGCAGCGCCGCGCTCAGCCGCTGCTCCCAATTCACCACGATCGGCGCCAGCGTAAACTTCACGAAGCCCTCGATCAGCTGCTGGATCCCGCTGCCCCAGCTGGTGGATTTCTCCGTCGATTGGATCAGCGCGAGCGGCACGCCGTAGAAGCGCGCGATCTCCTCCACCTCGAAACGCCGGCTCTCCAGGAATTGCGCGTCCTCGTTGTTGAAGCCCACGCTCTTGAACTGCATCCCGCCGTAGAGGATCGCCGGCCGTCCGGTGTTGGAGATTCCGCGGTGGTTTCGGTCCCACTCCAGGCGCAGCTTCTCCACCTGGTCGGGGTTCGTGCCCGCCGGTGTCTCGATCACGCCGCCCGGCGCCGCGCCGTTGCGGAAAGTCCGTGCGCCGTGCTCCTGCGTGGCCAGCGCCAGCCCCAGCGTCTCGCGCATCGCTGTCACCGGGGCAATCCCGGTCACCCCGTCATGTGTCTGCACGGCCGGCACGTGCAGCATCCGCGTGGAGTCGTATTCCCGGCCGTCGATCCGATACATCGACTTGCCGGAGCGCGTCTCGATGATCTCCACGTTCGCCGGCCGCACCGGAACCAACGCCGTGGGCTCGAAATAGGTGTTGCGCTCGATGAACGCGAAAGCGTTGCCCCGCTGGCACAGGCAGGCCTGCATGTAGGCGCGAAACTGGAAAGGCGTCTGCCGGTCGTTCGGCTGCACGCGCAGCAACCGGTTAGCCGGGTGCCACGTCTGCTCCTCCCGGCCCTTCGCGGTCTTGCGATACACGCGCGCCGGCAGCGTCGCGATCGTCTTGGAAATCAGGTCGACGCAGGCATAAACCGCCGAGATCGTCCGCGCCCGGTCATCGCCCACTACGATCCCGCTCGAGGTCTCCGCCCCGAGCACCGACATGATTTCCTTGGTGGGATCGCGCAGCGTGGATGCCTGCCGCTTCTCCGTCAGAAGCGGCAGGCCTACCCATTGCGCCAACTGTCGCAGCCGTCCCACGTCGGACATAGTATGTCCGACCCCCAGCCGCGCACTTCACGAAAGTGCCGACAAGCGCCGACGAAGGCCGTCAGGCCTAATCCGGCATCCACACGCCCCGCAACTGCTCGTTCCACTTCTCCCGGCCGTGCGCGTGGTAGATGCACGTTGCCGCCGTAGGCCCGCCCCAAAACCGCGAATCGTTCAGCTCACGGGGCAGGAGAGGGGCCCCTGTGCGATGTTTTACCACGCTCCAGGCCCTTTGTTCGCGAATATCCACCTCCAGACGGCTCTCCCCCGGCGCATCGATCAGCTCTTCCCACGCTTGCACGTATTCAGCCACGAGGGAGCGCCGGCACTCCGGGTCGCCAAACACCATGACGCTCGAGCTATGCTCCGGCACCGTGCCAATGCCCTTCACCGTGATCCCACGCCGGCCGGCATCCTCGCCCATCGCAAAAGGCAGATCGAGGTAGGGCGCCAGCATCTCGGAAGGATCCTGCAGAAAGAACGCATCCACATCCACCACCACCGAACGCGCCGGCAGGAAGGGCAGGGCAGCGCAGATTAGCGCGCTCTTGCGGTCGAAATCGTTCCCCGGCCGGATCACCTTGTAATGGACCCAAGGGCAGAATTTCGCGCAGGCTGTCCACTCCAGCTTTGTCTCCAGGTCCGTGAGCACATACACGGGCCACGGGCACCCGCTGCGCTTGTAAGTCTCCCGCCAGCGCGTCAGCAAGTCCACCCAGCGCTTGTCGTTCCCGAAGAAAACGACAAACACCGTCGGCACCGTCGCCGTGTCATCCGCCGCCTCCGTCTCCGTTTCTGTTTCCGTCATCATAGGTTTGAGATTCCAATTTCCGGCCTCGCCCGTGGCTTCGCGTCCGGGTTCTCCCGCAGCCAAAGGATCGTTTCACTGAGCAGAGCAAACTTGCCCACCCTGGGACATCCAATGTCCCATGCCCTCCGGACCCACTTCTCCGAGTAGTCCAGCCCGCGCTCCCGCAGCGCCGCGCTCAACTCCTTGGCCGAAAGGTATCGCTCGGCGTTCATAGCTGCGCAAATCCGATGTCCGGCACGATCTCCGGCGCCTGCAGCCTCGCCCCCACGGCCATTGCAAGCGCGCTGATCCCATCGATCCGGCCCGTGCTCCGTGCCTTGTCCGGCATCATGTTCCCCGAAGGCCCCACGCGCACGCAGGCATTCGCGGCGCACATCCGCGCGATCGGGTTGCCGCCGTGCCGCAGCCGCCCCGCAGCCACCACCCGGTCAACTTCCTTCATCGGCAGGGCGAAGTTGCCGTAAGTCTGCGCGAAGGCCTCCACCGTGATCCCGTGCGTCTCGTTCAGCCGCCGCGCGAGATCCGGCGCGCCGTAGGGGTCGAATTTCATCATGCGCAAGTTCACCCGCGCCGCGATCCCCGCCACCACGCGCCCGATCTCGTCAAAATCCGTCATGTCCCCCGGCGTGAGCGTCAGCCACCCCTCGCGCGCCCACTGGTCGTAAGGTGCATTGTCCTTGCGGCACTTCTCCGGCAGCCCGTCCGCCGGCAGGAAGAAACGCCACCACGCCCGCAGCCCCTGCGGATCCTCCGGATCGTCCCCCACGAAACACACCGCCGCCAAATCGTTGATCCGCGCCAAGTCCATGCCGCCATGAACCACGATCCCCTCCGGCAAATCCGGTGCCTTCCCATTCCGCAATCCGCAATCCGCATTCCGCAATCCAAGGTCCCACCTCTCCAGGTCCAGCCACCGCTGCGCACCCGTCGTCTGCCACAGGTTTAGCTGCTTGATGAAGAAATCCCGCCGCGCCCCCGGCGAAGTCTCCGCGGCCGATGCCAGACGCTTCATGTCGTCGAGCCGCTTCACCGTGCCAAGGCTCGGATTCGCCTTATGCCAGATCGCCTGCTTGCGCCAGTCGTCCCCCTCGTCCGGGGCGTAGATCAGCCCGAAAATGCTGTCATCCGAGGCGCCGGCACCGCCTTTCTCGAGGATCCGCTGCACCTTCTTGCGCTGTTCGAAGCAAATCCCATCCGGATTGTCGCCGGCCGTGGTGATTTGCATGAAAAGCGGCTGCCGGCGCGCGCCAAACGCGCTGTTCAGCACGTCCCACAGCCCGCGCGACTGCCAGGCGTGCAGCTCATCGGCCAACACGAAGTGCGGACGCAGCCCGTCCAGCGTCGCGGAATCGCTGCCCAGCGGTTTCCAGAAAGAGCCCGAAAGCGGGTGATCTATCTCCTTCACGCGCACCCGCAGGAATTGCCCCCAGCCCGGCGAGCGCTGCACGAAAGCCACGCCATCCCGCCAGGAGATTTTCGCCTGATCCTCCTTGGTCGCCACGCTGTAGATCTCCGCGCTCGGCTCGCCATCCGCCACGAGCCCCCACATCCCGAGGATGGCGCACAGCGGCGTCTTCCCATTCTTGCGTGGCACCTCCAGGTAGCCCTCGCGGAATCGCCGGAAGCCCGATGCCACGAGCCGCCACCCGAGCACCGAGAGGAGCACAAACCACTGCCACGGCAGGAGGTCGACCGGCTGCCCGGCCCATTCGCCCGTGCTCCAGCGCAGAGTCCCGCAGAATTCCCGCAGCTTCGGGAAAAGGGTAGGGCCCTCCCAGCGGATGTCCTTGCGCTTGAGATCCGCAAGGTGCCTCTTGCACGCCGCCACCACCCACACCCCCGCGACGATCCGCCCGCTCGCCACCAGCCGGGCGTAGTCCGTGGCGGGATCGGACACAGCATGTCCGACCCCCCCGCGCACCCGTCCCCTGGGCTTGGTAGCAAGCGCGGTCACGTCAGGCCTTGCTTTCCATCTTCTTCAACTGGATTCGCAGGCCGTGCAAAGTCGTCTTCAAAGTCGCGTGCACTCTCGAGAGGCGCGCCTCAACTGCGTGCAAGTGGCATTGCTCCGCGTCTTCAACGAGCGTCTGCGCGAACACGTTCATGCAGCACAGCCCGTCCTCGATCTGCCTGCCTAGCGCCAGTCGTGCCTCTTTTTTCATGTCTTTGTTTCCTTCGTTACCTTCTGTTCAAATTCCGTTTCCGTGTCTTCCGTGTGTTCCGTGGGCACTCATGCCGCCCCTGCGAATTTCCCCACAGCATCATGCGCCGGAGTCGGCCCGGCACTCGCCGGCACGCGCGCGCGATCCTGCGGGCTGAAACCCAGCTTCGCCGCCGCGGCCAGGAGCGTCTTCTGCTTCATCGAAAGCGCGTTCACGTTCGGGTTCATGTAGGCGTTGCCCTTGTCGCTCGTCAGCGTCTCGCCCTCCTTGCGCACCACCAGCGTGAGCCGCCGCACATCGCTCCAGGCCTGCGCGTAAGTCGCCAGGAGAGCCATGTCCACCTGCTGCCCGCCCTTGCCATGCTCGATCTCGCGCACTACGCGCCGGTATTCCGCGCGAGCCGAGGCATCCAGCCACCGCGGCGCATCCGGCACCCCCGCGCGGAAGTTCACCGTCTGCTTGCTCTTCGGCGCCGGCCCCCTAGCGCCCATGATTCCTCCCATCCGTGCCTTTATCCGCGCCATCCGCGGGGAAAATCCGATTCCGAGTCTTCCCTGCCGCCTTGTCCGCCGCCGTCTTCAAATTGTGGCAGGCATGGCAAAGCCCCTGGTGGTTCTCCTTTTTCCAGAAGCCCGGATCCCGCGCACCGGCCACCGGCACAATGTGATCCACCACCGTCGCCGGCTCGTAGCGCCCAAAGCTCAGGCAATTCAAGCACAGCGGGTGCTCCGCGAGAAACTGCTCCCGGTATCGCTGCCACCTGGATCCGTAGCCCCGCGCCGTGCTCGATTCGCGCGTGTCGGGCGCCCTCTGCGCCTTCGCCATGCCCACCGGCGGAGATTTCTTGAAAGGATTCCAGGGCATGTCAGAGTCCCGCGAGCGACACCCCACGGCCGCGCGCTGCACCATGCACACACGCACCGTCAGGGTAGTCTGTTTCCTGCTCGCCATCGCGTTGGCGATCCTTGGCAGTCGTTGCGCCCGCGGGCGTGTGCAAGTCCTCCACGGCAGCCCGCACGGGCTCCAGCACCTTGAGGAATTCCGCCACGCGCTTGCCTGCCTGGGTGGGGCTGATTGACAACCCGAAAGGCGTCTCCCCGATCTGCAGCCGCGATTTTCGGCCGTCGCGCATCACGATCGTGATCGTCGCCCAGGCGGAGAGCCGCGGCGCCGGCACCTTGGGCACCGTGTAGTTTTCCACATAGTCCGCGGCCACCCTTTGCGCCTTCTCCAGCCTCCGCGCCCGGTCGATCGCCCTGGATTTGGAACGCCACTGATTGTAACGCTGCCACTTTCTGGCATTTGGAGAAGTTCCCCGGTTTTTCATTTGGGTGAGTTACTGGTTCAGCAAAGAAGCCTCGACGACGCACATCTTGGCGTTCGTCCAGCGGCGCTCGATTCCTTCGATGTCGCGCAGCGTGTAAGTCACGCCTTCCGGCGTCTCCTCGATTTTCAGCAGCTCGCCCAGCGCGGAGTGCAGTCCGAGCTGTTTGCGCGCCAGCCCCAGCCGGTGCGTCACCTCGACCACGGTATCACCTACCTTCACCGGCTTCGTCCAGTCGGCGAGTCCAGCGATCCACCAGACGAGGCGCGATGCGTATTGCGGTTCCGTTTCTCCCCGGCGCACGACTTGCACCACGGAAGCTGAACCAGTTGGTAGAGCCAACCCGGACGATGCTCCGTCCTTGTTCGCTTCGGATTTTTGGTCACTCATGAGATTGTCCTCCGGGTTGGCTCACCGCGGTGTTCGCCAACTCGCTGATGACTTGTTTCGCGTAGGCGATGAGTCCTCGCCGCAGGTGGCAGGTTTGGTAGTGTTCGCAGAAGTCCCAGATCCACCAGTTGTCTTTTTGGTCGCTGCACTTCCACAGCCAAGCGGTCAGCGTGCCGTCTGGGTTCTGTATTTTCCCGTGGATGTCTTCCACCCAGTTGTCGCGGAGGTATGGGGTCAGCACCGCGACGACCGCCTCATGGTGTTTCTCGAAGATCGCCCAGTTGCGGCGTGCGTCTCTCAGACATTCGCCATGCCAGCGCAGTGAGCATTCCTCGATGTATGCCTGGCGGTCGCGCCTCAACGGAGGCGAACCCACAGCTCCAGCGAATCCGCGCCCGCCGTCCGTGATCGGTAGTTCGGTCTGAAGAGCGGTCGTCGATGGTGTGCTCATGGCGCGGATTCGCTGATCTATCCGTTCGGCGAAGAGGTCGCATCGTGCATTTCCTTGTCGTGCTCCATCGCGACGCGCACCGCTTCGGCATAGGTCTTTCCCCAGCACGTTGTGCCATCGCTTGCGGTCACGAGGTAGTCGCCAGCCTTGCCATCGAGCGCCGCCTGTCGGAAGCAGCAGAAGTCTTCCAGCCAGCACAGATAGTCGAACAGGTCGGCCTTGAGCTGCATCTTCTGCCACAGCTTCGCCTCGATCCCGCCGAACAAATCGCCAGAGCGCAACGAGCCCGGCTGTCCGTTCTCGGATGGTTTTTGAGGTGTCGTGTCCATAGAGTTTTCTGCGGGCTCGTGGCTCATCTAGGTGTTCGGCAAAGCACGCTGACACGCGCGACAGACGTATCCGGTTTGCCAGTTGTGTTTGATCCAATCGCGAAATTCTTCGTCCTCGTTTTCGACCTCGGTGTCGTAGTGAGCGGCGACACGCTTCTCCACCCCGCAGAGCGAATGGTCGTGGTGCGCGATGTGTCCGATCCGGCTGCGCCCGTTGCGCACGACCAAAGAGCCGAACCCAGCGCCCGAGCCAACGCGGGCGAGCGCCTCTTCGACAGTCGGGAGTCTGGTGTCCGCGCGGCTCATCTTAATCGTTGGGCGGAAAGAGTCGGCGGGCTAGGTCCTGTGCCGATTCACCGTCTTTGACGTGTGCGGCTCTTGCCTCGACAGGATGGTCCGCGACTTCGCGGAGCGTAAGTTCGAGAACTTTGCCGCGAGCGAGCTTCATCCAGACGATGAAGACCTCGTGCTCATCGAGCGTGATGCCTTCTCTGTTCGCAAATGCGCGGTCGAGCTTTTCACAGACGCCCAACCCGCCGCTAGTGCCAACGAGGCTTGCGCCTCGTTGGTCGGTCGTCTCTTGAGCAGGAGTATCAGTCATTGTGTTCTTTTGGTTGATGGCTGGTCGCCG